GATCGGTCGGCTTCAACCCGCACAACGCCCCGGCCGTCCGTTTATCCTATGCCCAGAGAGTGGGCAATTTGACCAGAGCGCGCTGACATTTATTTGCTTAACCAAGGATGTTGGGCAACAACCTTGGTAAATGAACCAAACGCCCGCCGATTACATCGTCCTGGCCGTCGACCCCGGCCGGAACGGTGGACTCTGCTGGAGGGAAAACGGGAAGGTCTACGCGGTTAAGATGCCGGCTAACGAATGCGCTACCGTCGACTTCCTGACGAAGATTGCTTGCCGGTCCGCCCTGGTCGAATTGCACCTGGAGCTGCCGGCCGCCGGCGGTTGGGGTAAAACCGGCCTTTCGTCTATTGCCAAACTATTCCGCGGCGTCGGCGCTATCGAAGGGGCCGGCTACGCCTTCGGCTGGAAGGTTAACACGGTTGACCCCCGCAAATGGCAAGCCGCCCTTGGCCTGAAGCGGAACAAGCTAGGGAAGACCGCTTGGAAGAACGCCCTTAAGCAAAAGGCCGGCGAACTCTACCCCGATCTGCCTATCACCCTGGCGACGTCCGACGCGGTCCTGATCTACCACGCCGCCGCCGGTGGCCTTCTCTTTTAACCCTCCCACCTATGAAAAAGCAAATCCCCAACGTCCCGCCCGTCGCCGAAATCCGACCGATTGAAGGGACTAACTATATCATTATCGACGGCAAGCACGTCGCCCGCTTCCTGACCCCGACCGTCGTCAATAACAAGACCTACTTTAACCTGTTCCTGACCCCGAACGAGGGAAGCCGCCACGCGCTGGAAGACCTGGTCGAAAAGAACCCCCGTCTCCGCAAATGAGCAAAGCCCCCAAGGCCGAAGAACCTGACCCCGCACCAGCGCCTCGGCCGCGAACCCGGCCACGTCCTCGTCATTACGGAAATCATCCACAACGACGGGACGACCTTCCCCGCCGGCGAAGTCGCCTTTAAGTCCGAAGGCCTGACGCCCCAGCAGCTCGCGTCCGCGACGACCTATCTCCGCCGGCTATGCCTGACGACGGCCGTTTCTATTGCGACCGATATCGACGACGACGGGGCCGCCGCCTCCCGCCCCGCGCCGGCAAAGCCCGCCGCCCCGGCCGGCCCCTGGTATTCCTTCCTTACCGCGGTCGAAGCCGAACGCGCCCACGCCTATTGCGTCAAGAAGGGGTGGCTGCCGGCCAGCGCCGCCGACCTGATTGAACTCCCCCAGGACAAGGTCGACGCGATCCTTTCCAATCGGTCCGCCTTCACGGCCGCGATTAACCGATGAAAGCCCGCCTGACCTATGGGGACGCCAAGTCCGCGGCCTTCGACGGCTGGCGCAAGCAAATGTCGGCCCGCGAAGTCGCCCGGTCCTATGGCATTAACGTAAATTCCGTCTACCACGCCGCCCGACGGATCGGAATCCAGCTGCGCCCGGTCATCAACCGCCCCGCCGGCAAACGCCCCGCCTGATATGTATCGTCCCCCGCTGTCTATGCTGGCTATGGCCGCGAAGATGCCGCGGGAATCTCACGCCCTATTCGTCGTCGCCGACGGGAAGGTGCTTAATCCCGAATTCGTGGTTTGGGACCGCGACAGTTACCGGGAAGAACTTTGGAAGCTGAAGCGCCGCGGAATCCGCGTCGACGGCCGACATATTGAGTTTATCGCGAAACACGGCCAAGAATACGAACGGATTAACATCAACGCGATATGAGCAAACCGACCCCCCCTATCCCTACCGCGGTCCTCCGCAAAGCGGCCGTCCACCGCGATATCGACGGATTTGTTCTGCTGACCTGGTTCGACTCCCTTTGCTTTACCGAAGTCACGGCCAAGACGAAGCGCCAATTTGAAACCTATCTGGCCTTTTGGAAGAAGGACACGCTGCCGACGCTGCGCAAGGATACCCGCTACTTTGTCCGGCTAGGCCCGAACGCCGACCTTATCGAAACCACCCGCAACAAACTATGACCAACCGCGACCTGATCCGCCGGCATTTGGAGGCCATTAAAGAACACTTGGCCGACTTGGACTATAACTGCGAAACCGAGATCGTCGGCGAAGACGCCCGCCACCTGGACGCCGATATCAAGGCCGCCACCCGCCAAGCGACTTGGGTCCAGCCCGAAACCCTGGAGGAATCCATTCAGCTTAAACCCCTCTACGACCGCCTTAAGTCCATTCAATGCACCTTGCGGATTCTGCGGAACAATATCGACCTTTGCGACAAGTCGATTGAAGGCGCTCTGGAGTCCTGCCAAGTGATCGGGGCCGAAGTCGAAGAAACCAACGCCCCCGACGACGACCTCTAAACCTCCCTTTTATGCCCCCCATCCAGACCCGCGAAGAATACCGCGCCCTGCCGGCGCTCAACTACTCCGGCGCTAAAGAGCTGCTGAAGTCGCCCGCCCATTACAAGGCCTACCTGACCAAGCCCCAGGAAGAAACCAAGGCGCTCAAGATTGGTTCGGCCGTCCACGCCTACGTCCTCCAGCCCGACGTCGCTTTGGCAACCTATGCCGTCGCCCCGGCCGTCGACCGCCGCACGTCCGCGGGAAAGGCCGCCTGGGAGTCGTTTGCCGCGGCCAACGCCGGCAAGACTGTCCTTACGGAAGACGAGTCCGCCCTGATCTGCGGCGTCTCGTCGTCTATGCGCGACACGCTCGCCCGGATGGGAGTCGAACCCGTCGCTACGGAACTTATGTTGACCGGCGAATACTGCGGGACGCCCCTTAAGGTCGCTATCGACCTGGTCGGCTCGGACGGCTACCTCTGGGACCTTAAGACCACGGAAGACGCCAGCCCCAAGGGTTTCCTTCAGTCCGTCCGCGCCTACCGCTACAACCTCCAGGCCTACCTCTACCGCCTGGTCTATGAACAGGCGACCGGCAACAAGGTCCGCGGCTTCCGCTTCCTCGCTACCGAAAAGGCCGGCGACGGCTTCTACCCGTCCGCGGTTTATGAGCTGGGGCCGGAGCTGATGACCTACGCTATTTCGGATTTCAATGCGGCCGCTACACTCTACAAGACTTGCGCCACCCTGGACGAATGGCCGGCCTACCCGCTGGACGTCCAAACCATTGACGTCAACGCGCCGGCCAAGGCCGCCACCTCCATTAACTTTGCCTAATCCTATGACCCAACCCAACGCCGATCGTCCGCCCCTCACCCCAATTTCCGTCCCCGGCCTTTATCGGCTGCGCTTGTCGAAGCCCAAGATTGAAAAGGTTAAGATGCACGAAGACGGGACCGTTTCCGCGCGCCTTTTCTTCGTCGACGCGGCCGGCCAATGCTTGTCCAAGAACTACGGGACGAAATACCATACCAAAGCCCTGGCTATGCTCGTCGGCCGGATCACCGGGAATTTCGCCCAAGAACTCCGCCAAGGCGCTACCGTCGCCGAATTCTTGGACTACCTGGACCCCGCTTGCAACAAGCTGACCGATATCGGCGTTGAAGTTACCCCGGACGGCGAATGGCAAGGCCGCCCGCAATACAAATATAAGCTGACGTTCGGGAAGGGGACGCAAAAGCCCGTCGCGAACACGCCCCCGCCTTCCTCAATCGATTTCTAATTATGCGCTACATCCTCGCGGGAATGTTCCTGGTTATGTTCACCCTGAAACTAATCGGGAAGCTGGACGGCTTGTCCTGGTGGTGGGTAACTTCGCCGCTTTGGCTTCCCTTGGCGGTCGTCGCCGGCGTCGTCCTCTGCTGCTGCGTCGTCCTAGGCGCGATCTTCGCTTGGGAGCATTTTCAGGGGAAGGACGAGAAACGGAAAGAACTCCTTAAGGCCTTCCGATGAGCGACCCAAAGAAATATAAACATATTTCCGACGGCGTTGATTCGGCTTTTTTGCCTGTCGATTATTCCGAAGGGGACGCCCCTTTGGGAGAATATGTCCGCCTAGAAGAATACGCCCGCCTTGCCTTCAAAAGCGAATGCCAAGCCGAAGGCCTGAACGCCTTTGATAACAAGCTGCGCGAAGCCGAAGGCCTGATCGCCCGGATGAATGACACGATTAACGAATCCCAAGCCGAAGTCCGACGCCTCAAGGCCGAGGTCGAGCGGCTGACGGCTGACCTGAACAAGATGACCAAGACCCCCGATGGTGTCGATTATGTCGAGGTGGATGTGGGCTTCTGGACTAAATCTGGGAGCCGACTGCCCTCGTCTTACAGCACCTTTTGGTCGAACGATAAGGGGGTGCAGTCGTGAGCGAGCCGAAGCGATACGCCATCCGTGGGTTTTCTGCGGCATTGGTTGAAGAAGATAACGGAGTCTTTATCCGCTACGAGGACTACGCCCGCCTCAAGGCCGAGTGCCAAGCCCGCCAAGCGGAGAACAGCGTGCTGGCAGTCGAGTGCGACAGCCTCAAGGCCGAGGTCGAGCGGCTGACCAAGGCGGGGGAT